ATGATTAAAGAAGGCATTTCTGACGAGGAACTTGAAGAAGATTATGGTGGCAAGAAACTGTACAATCTTGTATATGCCACTCGAAAGGACTCTGCTGGATTTTTGAGTCAACTGGGGCTTACCGGAAGTAGCAATGCAGCTAGTAATATCGATTACTTTCATATGCAACAAGCATATGATACCATTGACCAATGGATTCGCGGCAAAGGTAATTATCTGGAAAATGGAGGTCTTGCCCTTTGCCGACGCTACGGCCTTGACGAAACCGTTAAAAATGTGCGTGAAACTCTTTTTAAACTGTTGAATGCCGGTATAGGAAAGAAGAACAGTACCGGCTCTGTTCAAATTCTATGGTATGAATTATCAAAAGATACTGATGCCGTAATTGAGTTCCGCAAAATTAACACTGGCAAAATATATCTTACCGATGCAGAGCTAATTAAAGCTTTGTTTTTGAAAAAACAGTCAGATGTATTAGAACATATCCAAATGCAGCGAGCATTGGAGTGGGAAAGCATTGAAAACACTCTTCATAATGATTCTTTTTGGTATTTTCTTAACAAGCGAGGCAATGAAATGCCAAACCGCATCGACTTTATATTCCAACTTGCATATAAGGCGGAGCGATTGAAAGGTGTTCCGGAAGAAGAAATAAACGACAAGCTTAAAGAGTGTGAGAGCGAGTTGAAGGGTAAGAACAGGATCTTCAATTTCTACTACGATAAGTTTGATGGCCTGAATGGGGAGGCGCTTTCTAAGAAAATAGAGGAAGAATGGGATGTTATTACAAAGGTATTTCATGTGCTTGAAGACTGGTATGAAGACGTAGTCTGCTATAATCTCATAGGAATGCTTTGTCAGTACCATGAAAATCTTCTTCCAAAGAGCTACATTCATTTCCAAAATATGGATGAAAACCAGTCCCGTGATACCTTTAAAGGCTGGCTGAAAGATGAGATAAGGACACAGGTCAAGGATATTGAAGTAAAGGACGGAGAAATTAATATCGGCTATGGAGATTCAAGAGTCTTTAATTTGCTGCTGCTTCTCAATGTCAACCACCTTAATCGTCAGGCAGAACAATCAAGAGATGACCAAAATAAGATCGGTGCGATATACAAATTTCCATTTGCGGTGCTTACTACTCAAGATTGGGATATTGAACATGTCGACTCATTTACAAAAAATGGATTAAAGCGCGTTGAAGACCAAAAGCAATGGCTAAAAACGGCTTTGGCTGATTTGGAAGGTGTCATGACCGATGATGAGAAGAAAAAAATACAATCCTTTCAAAACGATGACAAGCTTATGGATGCTATCAACGAACTTCGTAAAATTGCCAAGGAGGCGGATGCATCTGAAGAAGTTAAAAACAATATTGGAAACCTGACTCTGCTTGACTCGTCAACCAATCGCTCGTATGGAAATAGTTTGTTCATAACCAAGCGCAACCTTATTATACGCAGAATGAAAAATGGAGTATTTGTACCTGTTTCTACATCATATGTGTTTATGAAACTTTTTGATGAAGAAGGTACACGACGCACATTGTGGACTGAAGAAGACATGCAATTATATCAAAACTATATATGTTGTGAACTGAGTGATTATCTAAATATTGAGAAGAAATAACCATGAGTCGTACATATACATTTAGAAAGATATTTAGCACACCTGTGCCTCATGCGTCAGAGAGTGATCTTGTAACCATTTCCAAGATAATTATCCCGCGCATCCAGCGTCCGTATGCCCAAGGGCGTAGTGGAGATAGCGAGTCGAAGATTCGTAAAAGTTTCTTGAAAGAGATATTCAAGACCCTGAATGGAGAGACTCCGATGGATATGAACTTTATCTATGGTGCTGTCAAAGAAAATAAAGAGAACGAAAATGGTGAATATATTATGGAGTTGCTGGACGGTCAACAACGCTTCACTACCCTGTTTTTGCTCCATTGGTATCTACTCAACAAAGAATCTAAACAGGATGATCCTATATATGATGACGTAAGAAAAGCATTGGAGTCTTTTGTTTACGAGACGAGAACCACTGCAACGAAATTTTGTAAATCGCTCTCTTGTTATAAATGTAATCTTAAAAACATCAAACCTAGTCAGCGTATCATTAATGCCAGATGGTACTATCACTCGTATGATAAAGATTCAACCATCGCAGGGATGCTTGTCATGTTGGATGCCATTGATGAGTATTATACTGACGCTAAACTTACCGATGCTTTGGACAAAGTTGATTTGCTTCGGTTCTATGTCCTGCCACTTTTGCAATATGGAAAGACCGAGGAGTTGTATATGAAGATGAATGCTCGGGGACTTCCGCTTTCCGTCTTTGATAATTTTAAAGCTGATTTCACCGGGGCTATGGGTAAGGTAGTACACCTAAAAGATGAAGTTCAACTTATGGGTGGTGCGGAAGGTGAACAGGTGCCGCATAGCGAGAATATATCCATTAAACTCGATACAAAATGGATAGATCTATTTTGGGATAGCACCAAAAAGAAAGACTACGATATATCCTATATGCGGTTTTTTAGCCGTTTTTTTGCTTGTCGTTATTTGATCGATAGTTCGTTGTCACCAAAAGAGATGCGTGATACAGATACTGCTGTCAATATGTTTTATACCCAAACGGAAAAAAGTAAGGACGACTATCTTGGCTTTGATAAGTATGCTGAAGAACTTGCATTGCATCCAGAGTATTTTGAAGCAATAGAAAAAGTCCTTGATACACTTCATAGCCACTACACGGTTATTGAAGAGTCATTGGTCCCTGCATGGGAAACAGAGAGAAAAGGCAACTTTTTTGTGGATGCCAATGTTACTTTCACTCAAACTTTGCTGACAGTAATGGGTGCTATTGAAGAGTTCATTCTTTCTTTTAGTACCTTTGACGAGTTTCTTTATAAGGAATGGATGCGTGTCGTCTGGAATATTATCGAGAACACAGATATTATTTTTCGCGGCAAATGAGAATTTTTCGCGTAAGTTGAGAAAAAATCGGTAGGAAATTTTGCACATAGCATGGGAAAAGGCGCTTGGGAGCGCCTTTTCTCGGTTTCGGAGATTTGGTTTTTTCTTAAAAAGATATAACCTTTGTTGTAACTTGGGGTATAATCATGTGATTCTAACGCCCTCCCCCGGGGAGGAACTCAATATCTCGCGGGGTTCGGTATTACAGTCATGCACCACTTTTTTTGTGATCCCTCGTAAATTAGGATAATCAATCCCGTTGCGGCTACGCTCTGGCTTTGCCCGATGGTTGTACCATGCTGGATTTTATCGACGCCGGCAGCGTTTATTACCGTTGAGGTGTTATCCTGCTTGAAGATGAACAACATTTTACCATTCACCGCAGCGGGGAGAGCCATATTTTTCTGCCCCTCCACTACGATGATTTCGTCGCTTTGCTGGAGGTCTACTCCCGCCGTAGCCGTAGTAATAAAGCGGCAATTTTTCACGGAATTATCACCTGCATACGGCAGATTTTTCCATGTCGTCCGCCCGTCTCCGTACTTGATCTTTTTCGTATCGGATTCCCTGCCAGGTTCCCCGTCCGCCAATATCGGGTCCGCAGCCATCCATTGGGCTGCGGTCTTTGATTTGATGCGGAATATACCTTTTATTTCAATCGGCGGGTTCATAGCTTATTCGGCTCCGTTACCGTTAAAGATAAACGTATTGGCCTCCAGGAATGCCTTTACACGGTCCTCGGTGAAGTAAAGGCGTGATCCCTCTTTCAGATCGGATGTGCTTTTCGCTGCAAATGCAGTGTTAAAACGCGTTGCCGTCCAGTAGAGGTTCGTGCCGCCCTCGCTGATATTGTCCGTTGTGAGCACTACAATGCCCGTTTTGCCGTTCACCGAGATGACATCGCATTCCGGCGTCAACCAGGGCAGCCAGTTTGCCAGCACTTTCGGATCGCTGCCGGCCAGGATGTAAACCATCTTCACGTCGGTACGCCGGCAAACATCGCCCTGCTGCACGTCGAGAGCCAACATTTCAGCCTGCGATCCGACCGTTTTAACGTCCGTGATCGTGAGTTGCGGCATGATCGACACGTCGAGTTTTCCGGTTCCTCCGATCACCGGAACGTTCCCGGCAGCATTTCCGGCCGTTTTGAGCGCTGCGGTGCCGAGTTGGAGCAATGCACGAGCATCGGCGGCTGACATCTGCGAGATTGCGGTGATGCGGCCCGTTTTGTCCACGGTTAGCATCGGCATACCCTGTACGGTCGTCACGGCCGAAAGTATCTCTTTGAGCTTGGCCGCAATAGCCGCGTCGGCGGAGCCGTTGAACGATGCCTCACCTGCTACATCGCCCGAAACGGTGATCTTCCGGGATGTCGCCAAAGCGTCGGCTTTCAGGGCGTGGTCTACTTTGCCCGCTGCCGCTCCTCCGTTCTTTGCAAAGACACTCTTTGCCATGTAGTCGTTGAGCATCGCCGTGATCGTCGCGTCGTTCGGAACGGCGATCCATGTGGCCACATTCGCGGCCAGGGCTTTCAGCCAGTAGAGTTTCGACGCAGCGGTGTCGAGCCATAGCTGGCCGAGGCGATACTGGTTATCACCGGCTGCCGGGGCACGGTTCGTCGATACGGGAATGCTGTCCGCATAGGGTGTGCTGTTCCATGCGGCCCCGGTGCCGAACTTGAATTTGTCGGTGTCCGTTTCGTACCCCATTTCACCCTCGTAAAGTACGGGGTTGGCCTCTGTCCACTGGGCGGCCGTGTAATGTCGTTTCTGGATGATCGCATTTACTGTGATCGGTGTTTTTGTTGCCATAGTATTAATTGTTATTGGTTGTTGCTGTGTATATCTGCTCCGTTTCCGTTGAAAATTAGAATGTCGTCCTTTTTGAGTGTCTGGCCGTCCAGTTCGTCGATCAGGCGTTTCAGCCTTTTTGCTTGCCGTTGGGATATGGGCAGCACCGGTGCGTCGCCGTCGAGATCATCCTGCACGGCAGCCGTTGTTAGTAACGACTGGAGCAGAGTTTCACGGACCTGGCGAATGTTTCCCGTTGCCTTGCTTACAAGATACCGAACCCGCTCCAGCTTTGCGATCCCATCGGCTTGCATGCCTTGAATATCGGTGCCGGCCATGATATAAGCCTCTCCGGCATCCCATATATCGGTCATGGTTTGCAAAGGACCGCCCTCGGTCGTTCTGATGCTGGCGATAACGGGCTTCCCGTCCTCCAGTTCGCGGATCGCCTGCAATGCAACCAGCGGATAGTCGGTCAGGGATAGGTTTATCAGGAAGGTTCGTGCAGCGTTTTCACCTTGGATGATCTCTTTCGGGGGCATCGTCCCATCCGTCGGTCCATCATATAATTCAACGTCCAATGTAACCGGTAGCGTCGTGTCGCGCTTTCCATCGGAGAAAAAGCCATCCGGGGCCGCTTCGCGGAGTTTGTAGGTCAGCCTGCCGCGGCCCAGCATGTGGTCGTTGAACTCCACCATTACACAATCGGACCGACCCTCCATCGGCTCGCAACGGGTGTATTTCTTCCCATCGAACGATACGATATAATCACCCTTAACCGGTGTGCCTTTGGTCCGGAACTCCAGACGCCAGGGATAGTTCGGTAGTCCATTCTCGAATTGAAACGGCAGGCAGAAATCCGATTCAAAATTCTGGTGGAATATGTCTTTTTTCTCGGTCATGTCGTGATTCTTTATTCAAAAATTATTGCTCTTAAATACAAATGCACCGGTTCAAAAAGGTTGTGCAATTTGCGGAATGTAGTCTCATATCCGGCCCGTTTCCCCTCATCAATGCCCCGCAGCTTCACATCGATGGCAAACGACTGATATTCCCGGCCTTGATTGTATTGAAACAGTCCGTCGTGCCGGGCCTGGCTATTATAGTCGAGTGTGAAACTCCCTCGCATTACTTCGGCTCCATCGGCCCCCAGTGCCAGCGCCAACAGCCCGATAGATACATCCGTACCGGAAAGGTTGTAAATCTTAACCATCCGGGGCAGCAGGTCCCGAAGCGTAAAACCATCCAGATCGTCGGGCAAAAGTTCCACCGGAATGCCGAACTGCTGCAACCAGAGACTTAATTTCGTCATGTCGTTTTCATTGGCGAAATCTATGGAAAGCTGTTCTACACCCAAATTCATCAGTCGCTCCAGGAATGTCTGGTCGAGTGCCTGGGTATTGCTGCCCTTTATGCTTTCAGGTATCAGGTCCATGTTACACGTAGTTGATGGTTATAGAGCCTTTCGTATAAAAATCACCCCTTTGTTTGGTCGGAACATTCGGAAACGAGAGGAGGACGCCGCCCGTCAGCACACCATCTGCGGCAAGGACTTCACGTTCCAGATCATAGGCTCCGAACTCTGACGAGAACGACAGTGATAGCCGGTTGAAATAGTCGTCGATACGTCGGGTTACGTTCTTTTCCAACTGCTCACGGGGATAGTTCACGATGCCGCGCACGGTCATGGAACCGTTGATCGGCACGGGCGTAGCCTCACGAAACATGAAAATCGGCCCTATGATCCCGAAACTTTTATCGTTGATACTTTCCTCAATAGCAATCTCCAGCGCATGGTCGTGAATGACGCCGGCCGTAGTCTGTTCCTCTGTTTGCTGGATCATAATAGGGATAAGACGCACGACGCCCGGTGGCAGCGTGTCGTCGTCGTACTTGCGGATAATCTCGATGTCTGCAACCCCCGGAACGATCAGGATGCGCTGGCGGTATGCCTCATACGTTCCGATCTTCCCCCGCGTCGATGCCAGGATGCGCCGGCGCAAATCGTCGTCAGTTTCTCCCTCCAGGCGAGTGATGCCGAACAACTCCGCCCACTCATCCAGGTTCTCCCCCGTGGCATACTGCACGAAGTTTTGGCGCATCAGCACCTCCATTTGTCCCCGAAGGATCATTTCCCGATATGTCATGCAGTCCACGATCAGGCGTTCCGGATCAGCAGGATTCAGCTTCACGCCGGCATTGCGTTGATAGGTGGCGATGGTGTCGGCGAGTATCTGTTCGGGGTCGTTGGGAATAAATTGTTTTTCTGCCATAGTTGCGAGTGTTATGATATTTCAGCGATTGCGGTGGCTGTCGTCGCGCCGGTCTGGGCGGTTGGACCGCCAGCGGTTGAAACGGTAATACCTGCCGGAACCGTGATGGTCGCACTTTTGATGTACCCGTCGATAATCCCGGCCAGACGCCTGGAGAACTCGCCGTCGCTCACCTCCGTGCGTGTACGCATGTCGGATAGCAGCGAGTTGATGTCTTGTTCCAGTTTACTTTTATTTAACGGCATGACGGTTTATTTAAAAAGGTTGTCTACTTGTTGCTCTAACTTCTCAACGGCCGCAACGGTAGGCGGCAGCGGCGTGCCGCTCGGTCCCATCGGTGTGCTGACCGTTATGTTTTTAACCGCTGTTAAAATGTCTTTCAAAATCGTTTTAAAATCGGTTGAATCGTTTTTTAAACTGGCTTTCCCTTTGGAAATATCCAGCGTCACCCCGGCGATTTCAGCGTGGTGTCCGTCGATGTCAGCTCCCGATGGCACTGTCTCCGTTTCAGAGAATACGGCTCCCAGGGCGAAATTCTTGCCTGCCTCCAGGGAACAGATTACCTGTGTGCCCTCACTGGGGAGACAGAACACCGCATTTTTTCCGGTGGTAGGTTGCAGCACGTCGCACTCTACCTCTATTCCCAGGTGCTCAAAAGCCACCAGCACGGTGCTTTTATTCGTTCGCGTCTTTACTGTTCCTGCCTCGATCATTTCTCTTGCCCTGGTTTCATAAGTGTAATTTGCGAGGTATAGCCCCCGGATGCGTAGGTGTGTGTTACTTCACTGATGATATACTCCCCATCGAACCGGCCGAATCCGATTGTTTTTACCGTTACTCCAGCCTGCAATCGAATATCGCCGGAAGTGTTCAGCGTAAACTCTACACCCTTTTTATTGCGGTCTGTAATGTAATCTTTCGCCTTTTTCTCTGCGGCGGCCGTGTCTTTTACCTCCGCCCAGATCAAGGCGGAGCCTCCGCCTTTGATCCCAGCATCGAAACTGCCGACGATCAGTTTTTTGGTTTTACGGTTCCACCATTTTACGGTGCACTTGCTGATTCGTCCGGCAGCTTTGTCGCTGATGGAGTAGGAGGACACATCGCGTCGGTTGATCTCAATGGCGGCTCCGGCTTTTAGAATGTCCTCAAACGGATAGAATACCAGCGTATCACCCTCGATCTTGAAGATACGCCCCGTATCATGTGCCACCCGGTTCAGGAAGCGCAATCCGGTTTCGTTCTGCTGGCCGCTCCAGGTACCAGACAGATCGCCCACAACCTTGTAGCCGATCTTTTCAGCTTCGGCCGTTACGATCTCCGACAGCGGCCGGGCTTCGTAGTTTTGAACCGCTTGTTCCCGGAGGATCAGCGAGGAGCGTAGCGAAAGCGCCCGGATGGAGCAGTCGTCGCCGGAGCTTCCTCCGTTTAGCTTTACTTCGTCCACCCAGAACGTCCCGCAGGGCATCATTCCCGTTTCCTCGAAACCGATCAGCGCCTCGATCTTGTCATCAACATCCGGATACCAGTCACCAAGAAACAACCCCTCCGAGTTTGATACTTTGATCTCCAGCTCACCAGCCTTGCCGTCCAAGTAATCCCGATACGACACGGACGATAGTATCGGTTCGAAGTCGGCCGTTACATCCCGGCCCTGGTAGTTGATTACCACTTTAGGGGTTAAATTTTCCACGGTGCGCGACTGGTTACAATGTTATTTTTTACGGTCACTCCCTCCGGAATCACAACCTCCACACCCTCCGGAATATGGTTCTCGTGCAGCGTAATCAAGTGTGTGTTCGCGGCCATCAGCGCCGGGGCCAGTGCTGCGTCGCCCAGCAGATCGTAGGCCAACAAATCCCAGCGGTCGCAGTATTTCGTTGTCGTTACTTTCATCGGGTCGTTATTTTACGGTTACTTTTTTCAGAAGCCGGCCGTGTCTCGGTGTTCCGACTGTTCACCACGGTGCGCTCGGCATACTCCAGCAGGTTCAGTGTGAAATCAGCCTCTTGGGCGGTGCCCGTCGATGTGGTCCGCAGAATGGTGTTCGTGCGCTCGGTTATCACATAGTTACCCTGATAGATACCGTCGGCAAAGACCAACAACTGGGGCATACCTGAACGCCGGAGGTTGTCGATGGTTTTCAGTATCTCTGCAATGTCATGTCCCAGAACAGCACGCAGGCTGATGTTCAAGGTGATTTGTGAGAGAGTTTCACCGATAGCCTGCAAACTCGGTTTCCCGCTGCATTTCTCTTGCGTGGCATAGTTGTAGCCGGCTGCTTCTTCAAACCCCGTTACACCGTCCGTCATTGATAACCGAAGTTCTCCCAGTTTAAGATAATCCATAGGCCCCTCTGTCTGATCTGCGGAACTCGTCCTGGATGATCCGGGCAAACTCCGCGGCGTTGTCTTTTAATATCTTCATCAAGTCCTCACGGCTTTTCTGCGTCATTTCGCTGGAGATATTGATGTTGGGATTGTACTGCATTGAAACCGAGGCGCTCGACGTATGCGATGTTGTCGATGCGGCTATACTGGCGGCCGATATTTGCGGCATTTGCAGGTCATTCGGATCATCAGGAACGGTATACCCGGATATTTGCGGCATTTGCAGGTTGTCCGGACCATCGGGAATGCTGTGCCCGGATATTTGCGGCATGGAGCTTTTGGATTTCTCCTTTTGCTCCTGCTTTGCCCGTTCATCAGCCCGGTGCATCTGGTAGTTGCCAGATATGCCGTTCGCAGTATCTTTGAACCCGTTTATAGACTTCCCGATGCTCTCTGTCCCGACTTTTACGCCCTCCTGAAATCCGTCGGCAATGTCCGCGCCGGCCTCTTTCAGGCTGCCGCCGCCGAATAGGGTTTTAATGGCCTTTGCTACACCGCCGATGAACTTCCAGGCGGCTTTGAACGGAGCCACAAGCCAGTTGAATATGGCCTCACCGAATCCCTTTATTGAATCCCATATCGTCAGAATCACGGCCCTGAACTCGGCGAACTTCTGCCAGCAGAGAACTACTCCTGCGATCAGCGCCGCAATAGCCAGGACGATCCATGTAATAGGGTTCGCCAATAATGCAGCCGTCCACGCCCAGGTAGAGGCGATCACTCCCGTGAGTGCCGGAATTACACCCGTCAGCATCGTAACTTTCGCAAGTCCCAAGGCTTTCGTCAGCCCTCCCTGGAGAACCGTAGCAATGGCCGTGCGCTTACTCCACAACGATGTGATGGCAGCACCCACTAACTGAGCCTTTGAGCAGATCGCCGTCCATAGCGCCGAGAGCTTCGTGGCCGTGGCATGCCGGAGGTTCAACCAGAACGCGCGGGATGTAACGGCGTTTGCGGCCGTTCCGATTGCGTTCCATGCCGTTACTGCGGCATTTTTCATCCAAATGCCGGCCGCAGCGATACGTCCGGCCATTCCATAGCGGGCCACCAGGCTGGTGTAGGTCGAGAGCTTCCCGGCATTCAAGGCTGCCGACATCAGGTGTCCAGCTTTGGCAACCTTGCCGATACCCTGGGCCGCGCCGATAGTAACGGAGGCAACGCCTTTGACCCCGGCCAGCACTCCACTGAACAACGGAGCAAGAGACGTGAGCATACTTAACCCCTGACTGCCGACCTGGATAAAATTCATTATACCGGGCGCTGTTTCGGTTAGTCGCATACTCCACTCGTTGAACCGGGCGGCCTGAACTTTCAGCCGGTGGTTCCATGTATCGGTCGAGATTGCAGCCTGCTCGGTCGCGGTCTGGGTGTCTGTAACTTTCGTTGTCATATCCGATACCTTATCGGCGTTCGCGACGAGGAATTGGGCCGCGGCCATATTCTCCATGCCGAACAGTTTAGACATATAGGCCGCATCCTTGTACTTGGGCTTTAGCTTCGTCAGAGCCTCTGATAAGGATGTCTTGTTGAAATCTACACCCATTTCCGTCTGCATTTTCAGCAGAATGTTGCGCAATGCCGTGCCGGCCTCGGCACCCTTGAGGTTGTTTTTACTCAACACCTCGATGGCGCCGGCCGTCGATTCGATGTTCAGGCCGGCGGCATTGGCCGCAGCCCCCACGACTTTGAACGACAATGCCAGGTCCGGAATCTCGGCTGCACCGTATTTCGAACCGGCGGCCAGTACATTGATTACCCGGTTGGCCTCGTCGGCCTGGAGGCCGAACTGGTTAATGGTTCCGGCCATCGCGTTCGCAGCGTCGGCCATAGACATGCCGGCTGCCTGCGAGAGCGTGATGGTCTCCTTTTGCAGTTTGATAAGCCCATCCATGCCGATGTCGTCCACCTGAATCTGGGACGCCAGCAGCTTGAATGCCTCGACGGCTCCCGTGGCTCCCAGCCCTGAATCTACACCGGTCTTTCGGGCAACCTCGCCCAGTCGTTTCAGATCGTCGCCCACCAAACCCGTGAGTGCCGAAAGGTCGGCCATGCTCTGTTCGAAATCTCGGAAAGGCTGCGAAATCTGCGAAACGGTTTGCCCCATGCGCTGGAACAGCTCGGAGGTCTGATTGAACTTCCACATGCACCCCTGCACCTGGCTCATGGTCCGGGTGATCCCTCTGAAATTTTTGTCGATTTCACGCAACGGCCGGGTGGCCTTGTTAATGACATCAAAAATGACGGTTATTTGCATATCGGAAATTTTTTGTATATTTGGGGTACTATGCAAGCAATTCGCAACATATTCTCTTTAGCTGTTCTGGGCGTCTGGGGCTATTTCGGCGTGCGGTTGGCAATGAATTGGGAATTTTCCACGTTCGGAGACTGGGCGGCATATCTGGGCATCATGGCCGTTCTGTTTCTGCTGGCGATGGCCGGCATATCCGGTGCCCAAAGGGCCGGAGTGAAAAAATCCTAACCCCGTCGTTGGCTATTGGCGGCCTTTGCCAAATCATTCAGATACTCGTCCAACTCCTCCAGCCACATGGTGAAATCCGTGAGACGCATTTTCATCACGCTTTGGTAGTCGAACCGACCATCGCGGACAAGCGAGATAACACCTCGTTTGATCCCATGAATCCGGCCGATATGAGTTCGGCCTGCAATTCTAAAAAAAGCGATAACGGCAATTTCTGCACGTCCTCCATTGTGAGCTGTACACCGTCGAAAGTGCAAATCTGCGAGATCATGGCCGCCGTTTGCTTGGTTTCTCCGTCGTGCTTCTGGGATTCGATGATGTCCTCGACCAGGGGTTCCCTGATCTCAATGGCCTTATAGGCCGATGCCTGGCTTTTTACAGTTGTGATTTTCATAATTGTGTCGTTTGTTTGTTGTTGTCGGTTCGTTATGCCTGGGGCCTTGAAAAGATGTATTTCACCCAAGCGAAAGGCTTACGCTTCGTGATGTAACCAAAATCAGCCTGGTTGTCGAAACATTCCCGTTCGAGCGGGACATCACGATAAGCTCGTGAATAAGGCGGCAGGAGGCATTCGGTGATCCAGAGGAGGCCGTAGAGGATCACGTGGTAGCAGAACGGCACCGAGCAGAGCCACCACCAGGATAATCCGCAGGCTGGAATCAGCACCATGAGAACCGCCGTGTAGAGGATCAGCCACTCGATCTGTTGCCGGGTATGGATAGCCTCGTGATTCTCTGTTTTGGGTGTCAGGCTCTTGTTCTTGGTGAACAGGGCCCCGAAAAAATTGATCGTCCGGGCCTTGCCCAGCGGGATCAGGTTGTTGTGAATGACGATCATACCGAAATGACTTTATTCCAGCCTCCGTTCAGCGTATCGGCACATTTGTAGGTCGTGTTCGCGGTAGAACTAAAATAGGATGCTCCGAAATCAGGAGATGTACACATGAACACATTATAGCACCCATTGATGTAGCTGTCGCTGTAACATTGAACAACTTTATTGCAACTTCTGATACCTATTGCGTAACTGTTCGATTTGTCAGATTTAGCCTTACATTGAATGAGATTTTCACATTTCCAAAAGCCATCTGCTGGATGGTAATATTCGTGAATAATTGCAGTACAACGGTTCAAATTAGCGCATTCCCCGAAACACTCGGATTCGCTTGATGTACTTACTTTTGCACACTCGCAGGTACAATCAGAAAGGTTAGCCATCCGGTAAAAACCAACCGTCCCTCCGACCGTCAACACTACATTAACCCCTTGAATGCTATAACCCGCAGCCTCATCAGGCTTGGTGTCATAATAGAAGCTGGAGACAACGCCTCCTGTGCTGCGTATGACGTTTCCCGGTTCTGCTACTATGCGCTTGGTGTTGGGGTGAAGCCTGATGCTGGTCGGTGCGTTCCATGTGCCTTTTTTAATCAGAACGCACGTTGCATTGGGGTTGTAGTTCAGCCCGGCCAGCGTCGCGTCGCTATCCACGATGTAGTCGAATTGCGATACCCTATCCGCATAGGTTTTTGCCGACGCCAGAGCCGAATTAGCTTTTTGCTGGGCTCCGGTCGGTGTTTCCTTACCGTTCACGATGCCGGTCAGCGTGTCGATCAGCCCTTTCAGAACTTTGCCCTGATTGGCCGAAAGTACATATCCGGCACTGGTAGTCGTAAGGTTATCCGCTACGGATGTCTTTTTCACGTAGGTGTTCACCAGGCTTTCGATCTCGCTTTTGTGGTCGTTGATAAAGCCCAGTGCTTCCTGGAGGGTTTCGATCAGGGCATCCCCATTATCCCCGTTGATGGCACTTTCCACCGCCCGGAGTTTGTTCTGGAGTTTTAGCAGCGTATTGTAGGCTGCATCCACGTTGCCGCCCATAACCTGATCGATCAGACCATCCGCCTGGGTTTTCAAAGCCACCAGGCGAGTATGCAGATCGCGGGTGCGGCGGGTCAGTTGCCGGCCTTGCCGGTTACTGATCCCATCCGGTCCGCCCTCCACCAGATCGTTTTTCTCGATCTGGTAAACGCCTTCGGTCTCCCAGTTGTACCCGGCGGAGGATTCGTCGAAATTTGCCATAGCTGTCGCGCTTACTGGTTCGTGTTGAAATCGGCCAGGAGGTCGGTTTCGCCTTGTTTGAAAATGTTGTTCAGTACGTCGATCTCGAACACCTGCTCACCGTCCACCTCCAGTTTGTAGTAGGAGACATTCATCAGATGCTCGGCACCGTCCATCTTCTCGCCGGGTTTGATCGACCCAGTGGGCAGCTCCTTGAACAGTCCGCCGATGGTGGCCGTTACCTGGCTGTTTTTCTTGACCCCGGAAGCATCCACCACCATCATGTTACTTTTGACGATGATGCGGGTGGACTTCATCGGGCTTTCCTGCTTCCACTCGTCGGGATAGATGGCGTTCCATTTGAATTTGGCCTCCAACTTCTCCAGGCCGCATGGAATTTCGACGGCACCATAAATGCCCAGAGCCGTGATTTCCTGCGTTTTCAGCTTGACGGCCGGCAACTCCAGCTCATCGAGCTTTCCGGCCAGCTTGGTCGTGCCCAGGTATGCGTTCGCGTTGATAATACTGTTAATCATATCGTTGTGGTTTTGTGGTTAATACTCGATCTCCTCCTCGAACGTGATCCGCTCCAGCGAGGGGTTGTACTTCACGCTGAACGAGAACACCATCTTGCCCTGGGCAACCTGGGTGTTGGGATTGCGTTCCGGCTTGTAGAAACACTTACCGTCCTTGAGTGCTCCCTGGCCGACCAGATCGCGCATGAATGCGTTTACATCCCCGGTTACGTTGTCTACCATCACGCCGGTGGCGTTCTTATCCATGTAGGTGATGCTGGCCTTTACCAGCGCCTCACGGATCGCCATACGCACGGCGCGGGGTGCGATCATGCACTCGGTTGTCTGCTTGGTCGGAAATGCGGCCGTCCAGTTACCCCAGAGACGGGTGCCCATGCCTGATTTGCGGAACACCGTTACGATACCCTGGCCGTTGAGCAGGTTGGTGTCGGCGGCCGGATCAGTCAGGCTGCTGGTGATTTCGGCGTTGAGACCGACGATCCCATCCAGCTCGGTGTTGGACGGGGAGACCCAGTAACCGGCCGCGCCGTCGCGAATGGCTTTCGACACTGCCCAGAGGACTGAAAGCCCCAACAGGTCGTTGGTTCCCTCGTTCTCGTTGTAGCGGTATATCTGCGGATAGCAGAGGATGCCGCACGGGTTCAGAATGTTGAACGTACCGCTGGCTCGCGCCGTGAGCGCCGCCTGCACATCGGCGGCCACGATGTCGATGGCCGCGAAGCCGTCCAGCTTGCCGGCCACGGCCAGCATCTTGTTCATCACCGGCTCAAGCTGCGAGTAGCCCGGCACCAGGATGATGTTGGGCTTAGTGCCCAGCGTATCGTCCACGGTGAGGATCTTCTCCAGCCCTGCGATCAGCTCGGTGGTATAGTCCACGGCTTCCGGCAGCGATGCCTCGTAAATGTGCGAGGCCAGGTCTCCGTTGTCCGTGCGTGTCATTTTTCCGTCCTGCTCCAGCAGTGCCGTGGCCTTTTCGGCCGGCAGCACGTTAATCACCAGGACTTTGGCCGACACTTTCCCGAAGATCGCAGCCAAAGCTCCCGGGATGGTGAACCCGGCTACATCTTTGCCGTACTCCTGTACGGCCTTTTCGGCAGAGGTAATCAGTTTTACCTCATTTACGGCTCCCTGGGGGGCCGTGCCGATCAGCGCCATGACGGCGGTATCGCCAGCGGTCAGGATGGCCTGCTGTTCACCCTCCAGAATTTCAACTCCATGCAAATAATTGCTCATTGTTTTTGATTGTTAGAATATTAAACTTTCTTCCTCTCCCGTCTCCAGTATTTCGTAACGGATCGTAACCTTTCTATGTCCTGGCGCGACATCCTCCTGCACGACTTGTTTAAGTTTGATCCGCTTTTCATAGCGGTTCAGTTGGTCGGCCACTTCGAACGTCAGGTCGATGTTCGCCATGCCGCCGCCCAGCAGTCGTTCCGCGCCTAATCCGAACCGGGGGCGGAACGGGATTTCACCCCGCCCGGTCAACAGGATGGTCCGGATGTTCGCCCGGATGCTGTCATGCAGTTGCCGGTTCCCCAAGCGGACGGTCTGCGTAATCGTCTCGTTGCTCATATTCTCGGTTTTCGGTGATCTTCCATTTTTGAGCAAATTGCCAGGTGCCATTATCCTCGGATGCAAAACCCTCACTCTCCAGCTCCATCGCTCCACCGGCATCCGGTAGCGTGAATCCCTCGAATTGCGCCTCCAGAATCTCCAGCCACGCGTAAAGTCCGTTACTCCCTCGTAACTGGCGACTTACCACAACGATCTCAACAAAGAGGGCACGCTGCACAACCGAGCCGGAAATATCACGCTTTACGGGCTTCTTGCCCTCATAACGTACCAGGACCTCGCCGGGATCGGCTTCGGGGAAATATCCCGCAGGCTTTTCCGGAAACGGGAGGGCCGGGATGCCCTTTGCCTCGATGATCGACACCAGGGCATCCTCTAACCTCTCCGCATCCATAGCCCTCTGGTTTTATAGACCAAGAGCACCGCCCCGCCGATCATCAGCCACAACCATCCGGTGGGATGTCGTGTGCGCTGTTCCTCGACCTGGGTTGTGGCCTGCGTGGTCGCGTCGTATTTGGAATTGTCGGCTGTAATGCGCTCTGCTTTTCTCTCAAATAATGCGCTGTCAGCCTGATGTTGTGCCGTGTTCCGGTTTTTGATCTTATGGCTTATCGTCTCGCTTTTCAGCGGGGGCTTACCCGTAGAAATTACAACGCTTTTGCTGGTGTCGTACACCCGGCAGATCGTAACTACCTCGCCGGATTCCTCCGTCGTTGTGTTCGTAACTGTCGAAGATGTAGCAGCCGTTTGTTCTTGCTCCTGCGTCTGCACATCGCTGGCCGCTTTGCCGGAGGTCGTCTGCTCGGAGTGTGCCGCGAGCTTCCGGGAAGAACTGCACCCGGCCAGCAGGAACAGCAAAAGGCAAATGATGATCGTTCGCATGGCCTATCGGATTTCAATAGTACAAGTCTCGCCGGCGGCCGTGGCCTCCTTGATTCGGCGCGTCAGTTCCACCTCGTAGAGGGTGGAGTTGATAACACGGCCCTTGACCTTGTTTTCACCGACCAGAATACAGCCGGCCGTATCCTCCGGCGTATTCCCCCGATGGATCAGTACTCCCTCAAACGAGGGAACGGCCAACAGCCTGGGCAGCTCCCGGCCGAAGCGCGGGGACTGGTTTACGACTACCTGATAGGTACCGTTCGGAACGGCGGTGGTGCCGGCGGCTTTCTTTTCGTCCCCGTCGAACACACCATTTCGGTTCGCGTCGCGGTCCTGATCCTCCAGGGTGTCGCAGAAGCGTTCCCCGTCGATGTAAAGTGTTCCGATGGTATAGTCCTCGCCTCGGAACCGGCGAGTGAGTGTCAATTTCATAGGTTGTCCTCCTGATCGAATCCTGTAAAGTGGTTTTTAAATTTCTGCGTAGGCGTCCAGCTTACGACACTGCCTGCTGAAACGGTGTCCCGGCCGACCCCCGATGCATCCAGCACGCAGCGGCGTGCCTGGATGTCGCGGAGTTTGTCGAGCGTCAAACGGTAGAGTTTCAGCACCTCCTCTGGCATGTTCTTCTCGTCCCGCCGCTTGTAAAGGCGGAATTTCATAATGTCAGCGGTGGCCGTTTTGACGATGCGATCCACCGGCTCCATCAGGGGCAACGAATAGACACCCCGCAGATAGCCGTCTACCTCGCTGGCAGCATCTTCGTTCACTTCCTCCAGCAGCGTCTCGTTGGGTGCATCGGCCGTACTGTCGGTGAGCTGCAAAAGTGCCCGTTTCCCGATATGTGCGGAAAACTCATCGAGTGTAATATATCTCATGCCGTTCAAATCGTTTCAAATGGTGTTCAATTTCTATTTAAAGCTGTCGGGCGGGGCAATACTCGCCCGATAACTTTCATGCGCTTATTCGGGCTGTTTCGCCCTTTGCCCGAACTGCTTTACCAGCCGTTTGAGTTCACCATCCGGGAGGGAAAACCCCGCGTCCTTTGCCGTTCGGATTATGTACTCGCGCAATCCTTTGGCGTCGGCCGGGAGGTTTTCCCGGTTCTCCCGCAGATGGCTCTCGATTATGGCAAATCGCATGTGTTAGCCGAGTTTCAGTCCGGCGAGCTTCGACAGAGCGCTGGGGCGGATCAGCATACTGTCGGCGATCAGCTCGTAGGTGCATTCGAGGAAGTTGCCGACTTTCTGGACCGGATAGACCATGAACCCGCCGTCACAGGTGGCGAAGCTCACGCCGTCCTCCTCCTCGAACGAAGCGACATACACCGAGGCGCAGTCGGACGCAGTTCCCACGGTCTCGTTGAACCCGATGATCGGCGAGTAGGTGTCCTTTGCGCTCTGGTAATCGCCCACGTTGATGAGCGGCACCTGGTTGTAGAGCGTGATCGGCACGCCGAACTCGTTGCGCTGGATCGTCAGGTACTCCCGCGCCACGGCATTCAGCCGGGCCAGTATTTGGGCGTTGGTGATAATCACCTTGTTGGTACCCTCGCAGAGTGCGATGGTTTCGTCCAACTTCTCCAGGAAACCCTGCTGGGCCGCTTTGGCGGCATCACTGTTGCCCAGCTTCAGCACCATGCCGTTGGTGGCAGCCGTAACGACGCGCTTTTCCGTTACCAGCTTCTCCAGGCCGGCGAACTGCGTGGCCGTTGTTTCGGGATCGCCCTTGATGATGGCGTAGTTGAATGCATAGGCCATTTCACGGACCCGGCGTGTGAGCTGCGCGGACATTTCGCTGGAGAGGTCGTAACCCATGCGCTCGTAGGCCACGTCGATACGGATGGTATCGCCCAGCATCTTGCGGGTGGCGGTCTTGTAGGTCGGGGCGACCGTCTTTTTCACGTAGTCGCTGCCCAGGGCACGGGTCTGGCCGTCGATACCGTCCGTAGTGCCGCCGCTGCGGACCGTTACGGAGGAGCCGGGTTTCTTGAAAAATTCGATGTAGGTTGCCAGCAGGGGGCTTTTCTTGACAACCTCCTGGGCCATTTTGCGGGTCAGTTCATCGCCCGCTGCGATTTGATTAAACTTCATGCTTTTGCGGTTTTACGGGTTTACAATCCTTTCACCTGGTCGCGGATCAGGTCCTCGGCCGTGCGCTCAGGCTGCTCTTTGGTTCCGAACTCTGCCGTAACACTACCGGCCGGCGGCGTGTCCTGCTTCTGCTTGATGCCCTGGAGCATCTTCTTGTAGGGCTCGCGCTGATCCTCCGGCAGAGCTGCGCAGAAATCCGCGGCCTGCTGCTTCTGTTCGTCAGTCAGGTGGTCGTACTCCGGGGCCGAAAAATCGGATGTGATGGCCGCTTTCTCTTTCTCGGTCTGCTGGCTGGCGAGGATGCCAGTAAGTTTTTCGATTGCCTGGCAATTCCTTTCTACCGCAGCCTCCAGTTTGCCGAAGTCCGTCGGCTGCTGCTGGGTGTTCTCGTTCTCTTTTTCCATAGATTTGGTTTTATTGGTTTTGAAAAAATTCAGGGGATTCGGAAAGCGGCTAACCGGCTTCTCCATAAAATCCTCGTTGGTGTGATAGTCGCCGGTCAGACCCTCGGCAAAATCCTGCTGGTTGTTCTCGGCAACGGCCGCCTTTTTCACCAGCCCGATGTGCTTGATGATCCCCTCCTCCAGACGGACGGAAATTTTATTGTTTCCGATGTCGCGGAGAACGCCCAGGCTCTCCTCCGAGAAATCAGCCTGGTCCCGGTCGAAACCTATGCTCACCTTGTCGGCCTCCTGATAGAGTTCTATTGCTGTCCTGGGTAGAAATCCGATGATCGGGAGATCGTTTTTCGGGTGGCCCAGGACGAAAGGAATACGCTCGGCACCTTGCTGCTGGGTTTTGTTGGCAATGTCCGTTATCTGGGCATTGTTGAAATTCAGTCCGTTGTGAGTGCCGGACGTAAAAAGTCGAATCATGGCATTTGCACTTTTGTGGTGTTTTTCGATGTGCAAATTTGGCTCTGACTACCTTATATAATTAAGCGACTATTTCGCTAAAAATCAATATGATAATATGTGTTCCTTTGCAGTGGAATCCAATGTCAAACTAAAACCGTTTTCGCATGGAGGAAATCATTTTCAACATCCTTTCGGGACTGCCGACGGCGGCTGCCGTCCTTTATATATGGGTAGTGTCGGAGAGGAACCACACCAAAGAGCGCGAGGAATGGCGCTCGGAACTCAAAGACATGTCCGGCATCCTGGGCAAAGTAACCGAGCAGGTAAACAAACTTTCATTTATCATTGAAAACTATGTCCTTACAAACCGAAAGAATCCTGCTGGAAAGCAAGATTAACGACCTGGAGAAACAGCGTGCCCTGAAAGAGATCGAGGCGGACATGCACATCGTTACCATCCGGCAGGAATCGTCCCCGCTGCTGGACCTCTCCACTATCGACATTCCGCGGCTGGAGGTCGCCATCGATGCGCTTAAAAAGTGCAAAGAGGAAGTAACGGCCATCGACGGAGAAATCGCCAGGCTGAAAAAAGCACTCTGACATGAAAAAATCCCAGTTATACGACCGCGCCGAGCAGCTATATACCGAAGAGCAATGGACGTTTGAGGCTATTGCCAAAGAACTGGAGTGCTCCGATCGGACATTGCGCAACTGGGCCAAAGAAGGGCGCTGGGACGAGAAACGCACCGGATTCCTGAACATGCGCCAGAATCTTACTGCTGATGTTCAGGACATCGCCCTGCTCCTGGCCCGCAAGATCAAAAGCCAACTGGAGGACGAGATGGAGCCCTCGCCGCATTTGATGAACGCCTTTACGCGCATGGCTTCATCGCTGTTGAAAGTCCGGGAATACGAAAAAGACATCGAACAGAGCGCAGCAGGTGCGGCCGCGGACCCCGACGCAGCGGACCGGGATAACGCCCGAAAAGCCGCCGCCGCAAAATTCAAAGAGGTGTTCGGCGTCGATTTGGAGTTGTAGCCATGATAAAAATAGACTATACAAAATTCGGATTTCTGCCTTACCAGGTCGCATGGCTGGAGGATCATTCGCAAATCAAACTCTGCGAAAAATCCCGCCGCGTGGGTATGTCATACGTTCAGGCGTTTGAGGATGTCGTAGATACTGGGGTAAATGGTCTATATGACACATGGTTCAGTTCCAATAACGAGAGCAACGCGCGGGAGTACATCGACTATTGTAAGAAGTTCGCGGGGGTCCTGAATATGGTGATTTCCGTTTCCGAGGGAGAGGAGATCGTGAGCGACGAAAAGGACGCACAAACATTTGTGATCCGCTTTGCGAACGGCAAGAAGATCACCGGCCTCTCCAGCAGTCCCAACCAGTTGCACGGAAAAGGAGGTAAAATCGTGTTGGACGAGTTCGCCCGGCGCGACAACGAGGCAGAGGTATGGGAGGCGGCCAGTCCGGCCGGCTTGGTGTGGGGCTTCCCCATCCGGATCATCAGCACCCACAGGGGTAAGCAGTCCATATTCTATTCGTTCATCAAACGCCTGGAGCGCGGCGAACTCACATGGTCCCATCACAAAACGGATTTCGTGCAGGCTGTCCGCCAGGGGTTGGCCGAAAAAGCCCTGAAAAAGAAATGTGACAAGGAGCAGCAGGACGCATACATCGCCAAAATACGGGATAGCGTAGGCGATCCGTCCATCTGGGCACAGCAGTTCATGTGTCTGCCCCAGGACGAAAACGAAACGTTCCTGGCTTATCCACTCCTGGAGAACGCAGCCCGTGCCGAATTGCTGTCCATCGACGAGCTGGCTGCCGGCAACCGGGAACTATACGCCGGGCTGGATGTGGGCCGCAAAAAAAACTTCTCGCTGCTTTGGATCATCGAAAAGGTTACGGAATCGCTCTACCTTACCCGTTATATCCTCCCGATTCAGGGCGAGGCATTTCCGAAGCAGGACAGGCTTATCAGTGAGATTCTCACCAAATTGCCGAACCTCCGACGGCTCTGTATCGACGCGACCGGTATGGGTATCGGTTTGACCGATTACCTCCAGGAGCAGTTCGGGGTCTCCCGCGTCGAGGGCGTCAACTTCACGGCAGCCGTTAAGGAGGTGATGGCGTTCCGCATGAAAAAAGAGTTGGCAGATCAGTCGTTTCTGATCCCGGCCGACCGGTCGATCTTCGACGACTTCCAACTGGTAAAGCAGATCATCACGGCCAGCGGCAATATACGCCTGACGGCCAGAACCAAAGAGGACAGTCACGCCGACTATTTCTGGGGTGCAGCGCTTGCTCTGGAGGCCGCCGCCGTTGGTGTTTACATTCCTCCGGCAGCCCATACGATCAACCAGGACAACCATCGCAGTGAACGCATCGACAAAATGCTGCAAGGTTTTACACGCGAATAGCCATGTTACTCAAACTGAAACCTGCCGACATCGCCGGGCTCTCCCGAAACCTGGAGGAGTTCCGCCGCCAGATCACCACCGCAACACGCGACCCTCGGTTCCTAAACAGCGTAGGTGCTCTGCTGGTGTCGCGGGGGAAGCAAAACCTGGAGGACGGGGCCGCCGGCGGAAAAGCGTATGTTACTCTCAAGCCAGCAACACGCCGCGACAAACAGCGCCGGGGATATTCACTCAAACCGTTGCAGCGGACCGGGCTGATGCGCCGGAGCTTGGGGCACGAGATCCCCGGCGGAGAACTCCAGCTCACGGGCATTGACATCATCAAACATCACCAATACGGTGCCCCCAGGGCCGGGATTCCCAAACGAGAGATTTACACCATAGAAAACGACGATATACAAGACATTCAGGGATTCCTGGAAAGGAGCCTTAAACGAAACGCTTTGCTACAATGAAAAACGAATCCATAACTTTATCCCAGAAGATCGACGCAGCCATCGACCAACTGCCGAACCCGTCGCAGGTCCTTAAAAGCAAGTCGGCCACAATGGAGATTTTCCACAAGGTCGCACGGCATCCGGATATTTTCCCGCAGATAAGCAGTTACAAGTCTGCATTATGCGGTTTGCAGATCGTAACCCAGGCAAAGAACAAATCCCTGGATCAGTTTTTCACCTCGTTTTTCGCACATTTCAACCTCCGGGACCTGATCCGCAATGCGGCAGCCGCCCGAGACTATGGCCTGGCGATTATGGAGGTAACGGAGTGGGAACAGTGGGAGGGCCGCACGGTCCCGGCAAAAGTCGAACTATGCCCGCCGGAAATGTTCTTTTTCGACCGCGACCGCCATTTGCGGCTCTCGTCTAACAAGGTCCGCGAGGGCATCGACGTGGTGAAAGCCCATCCTAACAAATTCATCCTTTGCCAGAACGAGGCCACGTTGCTGAATCCTTATGGAACCGGCTTGCTGGACGTAGCCTATTGGATCGCCGTGGGCCTGAACGGTAATTTTGAGTTCCTGATGCAGTTCTCCGAGGACGATGGCCGCGATAAATGGATAGGCAAGTACCCCAATGGCGCAAAACAGGAGGAAATAGACAAACTGCTGCACACCCTCCTGACGCTTCGGAACAACGGCGTGGCCGCCATGCCGGAGGGAATGAACGCAGCACCCACGCCCATGACCGGCCGCAGCTCCACAAGCGACCTTTACAGCAAAACGGATGAAATGCTGCGCCGCAAAGTCGAAAAACTATGGACCGGTACGGACCTCACGATGCAGGTGGCAGGCAAAGGCGGTTACAGCAGTTCGGAATCGGGTCTGTCGATTCGGGAGGATGCGCTGGAGGATGGAAAAACACTCGTACTGTCGGCTATCAACCAGCTTGCCCGGATCATCTGCGCCCTGAACGGCTTTCCCGAGGTCCCCACATTCCTGGTACAACTTCCCCGGAGCCTTTCCAAGACCATCGCCGAGACCGACCAGATATATTTCGGAATGGGCTTGCGGCCGACAAAGGAGTTGTTCATCAAGCGCGGGTATTCGGAGAGCGATTTCTACATCGACGAGAACTCCGGTAAGGGACAACCTGCGACGGCCGATTTCGCGGCCCAGCCGGAAGATTACGCGCCGCTGCTATCCGCTTTCGACCTATTCCGTGAGAATGTAAAAAAAAAGGGCTGACAGCTCCGGATCGCAAGTTTATAGACACACTCTCTAAAGCCCTTTTTAAAACCCTTTTAAACGCCTTTAAAAAAGGGCAAAAAGATGTTTCACGAGCAATAGGCCGGGCTGATTTCGCAGACGAGGGCATCATCATCGACGGCAGCCCGACGGCGACATCCTTTTTTCGTTTCCAGGCGTTCACCACTGCCGCAGTTCAGGACAGCCGAATGCGTAACCAGATCAGGGAGGCGCTGGCCGAGAACCTGGCGCGTGGTGAGGGCGAACGGAATTTTACAGAGGTTGTAAATGCCGAGTTTGATCGCGCTGGTCTCTCCAGGCTCAAACCGTATCAGATTGCAAATATATACACCACGAACACGGCCACGGCGTTCGCGGCCGGACAGATGGCGCGGATGCTGGAGGTGCAGGAGGATTTCCCGTTCTGGCAGTTCTCGGCCGTAATGGATAGCCGGACCCGGCCGGCCCATGCAGCTCTGCACGGCAAAATATTCCGGGTTGGAGACTTCACGTTCTATCCGCCTTTGGATTTTCAATGCCGATGCACGGCCAAACTGCTGACCGCTCGGCAGGCTGGAAAGCACCCGCGAACGGCGATGCCGGATGCGGATCAGCGTAACGAACTCTATGCAAAGGCCGGGAAGCCGGAGTTTGCAGGCAACAAACAAGGCAACTATCTGGCATGGTTAGCGAACGAATACAAGGAAGCGGACCCGGCTACTCGACGCCTGATTGACCAAGCAACCGAGGCCATGCGTCAAGAAATGAAACGGTTGGGCAAAGATTCGCCGAAGCCGTCCCAGCCAGCTACCCCAGAAAAGGCCGAAATAAGCCCGATTCCCGACGCGTTGGCCGCAGACGGGGCATTTGTCGCCAACGCAAAGATCGCTTATAATAAGGCATTCTTTGCGATGATAAACAAGGATAAGCCGGTCGGATTAGTTATTAATTCCAAAGGAGGAGCCTATTATAGTCCGGGGGAGCAAAAAGTATATCTTGAGAACGGGAGCCGGGCAAAGGCCAGTGTTTGGTATCGGGAGCGGGTCGTATATCACGAGTTCGGGCACGCTATCGACTTTCAGCGAAACCTGCGCGGTTCCGAACGCATCGGCTCAATGCTGAAAGAGTGGCAGCGAACGCTCGGCAAGAAATCCATCTATAAGGAATACGGTTGGCACCGCGATGCGGAGGGACACCTGACAATCGGCTATTATCCCGTCCAAATGTCCCGGATCGCTTACGTCAGTCAGAAACTTGACCGGATATATTACCGGCTCGGCCGCATATCCGATGCGACGTTCAAACGCCTGGGCATTACCAGAGACGACGTACTGGAGCAAATAACGGCGACCCAGGACACGATAAAGGCCATAAATGTTAAATATGGTTGGGGGCACACGACCGCTTATTTCAGGCGTCCAGGCAACAAAGAAACCGAGTTTATCGCGCACTGCTTTGAAAATAGGTTTGCCGGCAACCGGGTATTTCAAAAGTACCTCCCGGATTTATACCAGGCGATGGTGGACTACATCAAGGAGCAAGAATAGAAAAGGGGCTGAATTTTCAGCCCCTTTTCCTATCCTACATACAGCAGTCCATCGTCTACCTCGCCGATCAGCGCCCAGCCTGATGTGTCGATGGCAGAGGTTGGGTAATAGAAGATCAGGCGCTTGGCATCGGTCTCGCAGCTCTCGATAAGCTGCTGCGCTTTTTCATAGGTTCCCGTCGCACGGGCGACCATAAAAATAACCTGGGCGTAGTTTGCAACCTCTTTCTCCAGCGCGTCGCCGATAGTCGAGTAAATTGTTATTTCGTTTTTCTCCATAAACGTGAAATTTTGGTAAAGTTATACATTTTTTATATACCGATGATATGATCCTTTCGCTGACGAGCTTCACATATCCGCTTTTTGGCTCTCGGTTCAGTCAACACGAAATCAATATCCGCGACCCGCTCTAAAAGGCTATAATCCGTTTCTTCATCGGCTGGAATACGGAATGCGGATAAATCAATTCGCTGGGTGACTTGGCGGCGGCAAGAATTTTTCTTATAACGCGCCAATGCTTTGAATTTTATGGCAGTAAATAGGAATAAATCCAGGCGTGTGTATTCACCACATTGCTGACCGATCATCGACAGCAGTGTCAATTCATCTTTACGGAGCAGAACATAGAGAGCATCACCCAGAATGTCCTCTGATTCGCTTGGTACGCCATTGCGGAAACACCGATGCCGCGCATATTCCCGCCAGAGGTCGTAATGAGCGGTAATATAGGCGTCAATCATTGAATGTGCCATAGCTTTAAGGTTAGTTAATTGCTCCCGTGGGCGGAATCGAACCGCCCAACGTGCCACCCGGTCGGGATTAGATGATCGCGAATTTATCCTCGCGGACGATCTCGACGCCCTGGGCGCGGAGAATCTGCCGCACTACTTTGTCCTCGGCTGAATACAAAGAGGTGAAGTCCGGCATCAGTTTCACGTACTGTTCCGGGAGTGCCAGCGCAAGAGCAGTACGCGCCGCTGTCGAAAGAGCTTTGCCGTCTTTCACCGGCTTGGCGGCTCCGGCCTTGATGGCGATAACGGCCGTTCCGAGGGCCAGTCTATCGTCCGTAAATTCGGCCATGTGATCCGTGCAATAGCAGGCCACCAGGTCCTCGGCCTCTTTCATTCGGGCGTCGATTTCTTGTTTCTCTTTCTTTGCTGCCAGGTAAGCGGCTGCCGCTTCCTCGGCCTGTTGTTTGGTAATCTTTTCCATAAAAATTTGATAATTGGTTATTGGTTCTGCTGGTTTATCTCATCGAAGATCGTAAGCTGCCGGCGGTTGAACGCCTGCTGCCTGATCTCGGCGCGGAGTTCTTTCTGGATGCCCTCTACCTTTTTCTGGCTTACGCCGTACATGGCGGCTACTACCTTTTTATCGAAGCCGTTATTTTTCAGGGCCTCGGCGATCTCCTCGCGGCTGGGCTTCGGAATGTAGATGTAGATTCCACCCAACCGCCTCATTAATTGCTTTGTCGCGTCCTCGCCGATAACCTCGGCAACCAGGCGCATGTCTTTAGTTAAGTTGTCCATTGTGTTCCAGGTTTAAGCGAAAGTTTATAACCTTACCGTCCGGCTTTGCAACTGCGACCATCGCGTGGCCCTCCAGAGTAACGTAGGCCATCGCCATCGGCGGCGTTTGCATCTGGGCCTCATAGGCCCGGGACTTTTGCAGTGCCCGTTCATAGGATCGCTTTTCCATGTTGCGGATCGCCGTAATGGCCCCGGATGCCTGGTGTTTTGTGAGGTCGTAGACGCTTGTAACACCGAATTTGCGCTCCAGGAACGCGTGTAAATGTTTGTCTCCGTAGGCCATCACATCGTAGTCGATTTGCTTCCAATGCTCCAGGATGTATTTCACCTGACCGGGCGTTGCCATCTGGGGCCTGTTTTGCTGTTCATTCCAAAGAGCGTTCAAGTCCTGGATCATTTTGGAACCTTGTGCGATGGAAAGCGTTTCGAGCGTTTCGTTTTTACAATCGGTCAATTTGCAGAAAATCCGCAGGAAGTCGGTGCGATCATCCTCATTCCAGCCTAATTTCTTGAACAGAATACGCACCAGACGAATCTGTTTATCCGTGATCTTTTTCATGACTTATTCCCTTGCGGGTTACGTCCCAAAAGGGCCACAACCCCGGTGATTACGGTTTTGAGCCGCGCCGGTTCCGTCTGAACGTCGATCTGCTGTTTCTCGGCCAGACGCAGGCTCTCCTGGACGATCATTTTCAGATCGCGGCCGATACCCCGGCAGGCTTTCATCCAGAACGCCGCCTCCACCGGAGTATCTACCATCGTCGCAACCATCCGGGCGATGTCGTTTTCGCCAAGTAATTTCATGGTGATATTTAGTGAGGTGCGGTTGTAAACATAGGTGTACTGCGTACTGTTACGCAACATATTCAGCAACATAGGCAGACCGCAGAGAATGACGCAGCAGCCGGTGAAGTCGTTTAAACTGCGCAGCGCGTCGAGGGCGTCGATGGGGAGGTGTTCGGCTTCGTCTACCATAACCAGACGCCCGGAGCCGTTCAGCTCGGTGATGATATTTTCGAACATCAGACCGAACGAGTGGCGTGGCTCCAGTCCCAGTTCCTTGCACAAGCGTGTCATGAATCCTTTTGTTGTGATGCCCCGATAGGCGCGGATCAGTACCGAGGTGCGTTTTTGTTCATGAATGCGGTTCAGCGCCGTGGTCTTACCGACACCTGATGCGCCGATCATCAGGCGGAACTCTCCACGGGCTTCGGCCACATCAATAGCATCGTTCGCTAATTCGTAGTTCTCCGTCGGAACGAAATCGAAATCCTTTTTTAACGCCGATACCTCCCGGTGGGTCGCTGCCCGTTTGTGCATGAACTCGCCCACCAACTCCTCCAGCAGATCGTTACGGCCGGTGTACTTACCCGCCAACCAGGACGAAACGCGACTGACGGAGACGCCGATAGCCTTTGCGAGTTCGGACTGGGTGAACAGCTTATTATCCAACTGCTCACGAACTGCCTGTCTTAAATCATTTGCCATAATCGTATAAATTAGAGTTTAGAATAGTCGGAAATTCGGATTGCGAGGATCATCCGGATCGTATTCAGGCGCGGCCAGCGTCACCTGCTGCCGGCCAGGTATTTCCATCGGAGTGCTGAACTCCGGAAGTTCGGGGAGTTGTGGTCCGGCCCCATATACTTTGGCTTTTGCAACAGTCGCTTTTTCCAGCGCGGCGAGTGTCTGCTGGGCATTGCGGACGTGTTCACGGTCGGCCTCTGATCCCAGGACTGCGGCGGCATGTAATCCGCCACCGAAGAACTCCCCAGCCTCACACCACAACCGACCGTCGGACTGAAAAACCAGAACTTTCGCCGGGTGCATCGGATCGTAACGTACGATGTACTCATCACCGTTGCCGACACGGTTGGCAAACTCCGGATTGTAATACGAGGTACCGTTGATCTTAAACCCGTTAGGAGTAAGTTTCAGGGTTTTGGAATGGAGCATCATATAGTCGAGACCCTTGCCTGCCATGATGCGGTTACGCACGTCGATCTGGGTGATTTGCTCCAGAGCCAGGGCGTTCGGTGTCGTTCCATCCAGATACTTGCCGCTGCCCACCATGTTGTTGTATTCCGTTACCCACCATTCGACGGCTTTGTAGGCTCCCCAAAGGGTCGGATAACCGTTCTTTGCGATGTCCTTTTCCCGGTTGGTCCGGTGCCATTTCTCATTGCGCATCAGGGCGGCCGGCTTGTTCGCCAGACGATCCCCGGTATAGGTATTCGCCAGTTGCTCCATCGTTGTGAAACTCTGCCATGCCCGTTCGATAATCTTGGTCCGGGCGTTATACGGCCGGGCATAAATAACGTGCTCCAGCCCGTAAGGCTCCAGACGGCTGAATAGTCCGCCGAGCTGCGATTTCAAATCTGTTTTTTCGTTGAAAAACTTGTTTTTGAACGCCTTGCCGTTATCCATGTAAATCATACGCGGCAGGACCGCACCATCAATGCCCATCAGACTGCCGGCGTTGATGCACGCCTGCCGGAACGCACTGGCAACAGACATTGTGTTCTCCGTTACCATCAACTCAAAACCGAGAATCTGCATGGTCCGGAAGTCCATCCAGCCGATCAACGTGGGACGGCAGAGCTTGCCGGTGTCCGGGTTGACAACTTGAAAATTCAGCACCTTGCCGTCGGCAACCAGGCAATCCAGGTACTTGATGCTGTCCGGGTCACGCTCCAAAGACGGGAGAACCTTATCTTTGAGGGCCTTTAAACCCTCACGACGGAACATTACGGTGGCCTGGTTCTTGGCGATCCAGCCGTTGAGAAAGCGCCGGCAGGCGGATTCTGTTGGAATGTCAGACGCGTCGATCTTCATGGCCTCCCAAATTCGCACTGCATAATAGTATGCATCAGCGACGGACGGTTTACTGTCCCGGCAATATTGTTCAATCAATACCTGCTGCTGTTCCGGGGTGATCGTGATGGCTTTCCGTGCCACACGAACCGGCGCAAAAGCATCGACAATATCGCCGCCCTCGCGCAGCTCCTTGTTCCAACGTTCAACAGTCTGGAAGCTGATCGACCCAACTACCTCGTAGGAATCACCGCAGAGGACACCCTGCTGCACCAGGTTGATAAACTCCCTTTTTGCGGCCGTGATCCCAGCTTCCGCCTTGTGCAGTTCCGCAAACTCTCGGTAGCAGGTAACGATATTATATTTCGCGTTACACAGTTGCACCTGCTTTGCGTTCAATTCGGAAAAAGGAACTCGGTCGGATTTCTTTTCAACGGGAACCAGCCCCAAAATCTGACGAGGATCACCCAGCCGAGCACAGATTTTCGCCTTGTACTTCTCTGCGAGGGTATCGAATACGATCTCGACATGGCGGCCACGGCCACCGCGACAAACCGTGCTGACCGTTCCCCGCGATTTCGCCATATAATATGCGGATTCGCTTAAAACCACCGGCACCACACTCTCGTATGGTATCAGTATTCTGCCTCGTTCGTCTAATCTCATTTCGTGATATTTTGTTTGCTCCTGCCGGGGTCTCGAACCCCGGAGATTGCCGATCAGGATGGTCTACCGTTTCTCCAGATTGCGGATTGTTTCGAATATTTCCGCCTGTAACGCGATCAATGCGACGAATTTTTCATCACATACCAGTTTGGAAAATTCGCTCTCACCTTTACAATCTTTGTAATAATCAATCAATTCGCATACATGGGTTAGTGCCTCATGATGCCTTTTGAGGCTGATGCCGTTGCTTTGGTGTGCCATTTTCAGTTATCTTTATAGGTGTTTTTGCGTCGTTCTTCTTTTCGCTCCTCCACTATCGCCACGATCAAGAGGAGAGCAGACGGCAAGGCCGTAAAATAGAGGTGCCCCCAATTCCAGATGCTACCGATTACCCCCAGCACCAGGAAGAAAGCCCATAGCGCAATCTCCCATTTCATTACACAATAGGTAATTGATCCTGACAAATTGCAAGAATAGCGTCTGCTTTCTTGAGAATTTCATGGGCTTTGATTGCTCTTTTGCTTTTTGGCACCCGTTCACCCCTTAAAACCATATTTACGTAAGCGGGTGAAACTCCGCAGGCTTTCGCAATAAGGATTCTGGGGGATTTTATCGCATCGTAGCGATGGGTAATTTGATTTTTTTTCATAGCTTTGTCGCAACTTGTTAAGTTTACGACACAAATATAATCACAAATTGCGATAATGCAAAAGAAAATATCAAATATTGCGATAAATCAGGTCATAGCACGACTAAAGCGCGTTTTCGATGTTTCGACCGATTCGGAGCTCGCAGAGTATCTGGGAGTACGTCAGAATACGATTTCCTCATGGAAATCACGGGGGAGTATAGATTACCCCCTTGTAATCGCAAAATGTGATAATGTGGATTTAAATTGGCTTTTTGGGATGGGCGAAGAAAAAAAATCAGAAAATTTTTCAGAAAAAAATGTAAGGGCAAAATGTGAGGGCAAAAATGTGAGGGCAAAAGATGTTTTGTTAGGGCAAAACGCAAGCCCAAAGCAATATGATCCCGCAGATGGGTTAATACACGATTTTGCAGCCGATCAAGCTACTGACCAGGAACAGATCGACACCCTCAACAAATTTATAGACGGGTTACAAACAGCTTTGGTGAATAAAACTGAACTACTGAAAGCAAAAGAGGAAGTTATACGGGCTAAAGATGAGGTTATTGCAGCCAAAGAGGGGCAAATTACGGCGTTATATAGCCAAATAGAGCAACTATCGGCCTCTGACGGTTTGAAGCCAAAAAAGCCGGTAAAATCCAAGACTGCTGCTATTGTCTCGGATGCAGATGTATCTGGTTGA